ACTATGAAGGATTTAGTTTCTTTATAGACGATGATTACCTATGGAAATATTCCCCTATGTCTTTATTTTATTTCTTAGACCCTGATCATGCTGTTGCATGTGTTCAATATGATTTTAAAGAACATGACGAAACAAAAATGGGTGGAGAAAAGAATGTTGCATATCCTAAAAAATTATGGTCTAGTATGATGATATTTAATAATGGACATGAAGATTGTAAAAAATTAACACCCGATGTTGTGAATAATGCAAGTGGTCAGTTCTTACACCAGTTTGAATGGACTAATCAGATTAGTAAGATACCACATGATAAAATTGCAACCGAAGGATATGAAAAGGAACTGTTAACTAGCCACCATGCAGTTCACTATACAAGAGGTGGCCCATGGATAAAAGGCATGGATTGTGAACACATAAATATGTTAGAAGTATATGAAACATATAAAAGAAAGTTAAAGGTATAATGGAGTTAATATGAATGCATTAATTTACTGCGAAAACGGAAATCTTTTTATAAGAAAACCAAACGGATTAGAGTGGAGACATGAAAATGTTGATGCTCCTGACTTAGGATTTGACTATCAAGTTCTAGTATACGATGATATTGAGTGCAAAGTTGAAGAATGGGAAGACGGTAAAGACCTTGACGAACAAGCAAAACTTCCTTTATCCGAAACTGAAAAGGACGCAATCGAAGCTTATATTGAAAATTCTGAACCACCAAGTGGTGTTAGTCTAAATCAACAATATGTTGGTAGAGTTGCAGAAGGAGTTAGAAGAAACACCCATCAACAAGTCGAACAGTATGGTTTTGATGATATAGTAGAAGTTTTAATTGCTGGTCGTGAAGGGTCAGCTCATCCACATAGATCAAATGCCCGAAGGGTTTTGGAATATACAGACGCATTGGGTAATGTTGCTGAAAATGTATTTAGAGAGATATCTGTAACAAGAGAAGATACTCTTAAACCTTTAGAGGACTATTTAATGCAACTACCTCCACCTTCTCATTTGAGAAGTAATGGTGGGTTACGACCAAATGACGCTGGATAATGTCAATATCCATTTTATAGATGAACCTTTCTATATTCAGGACAGTTTTCCATTAGAGAACAATGTTTATGTTCTAGATAATTATCTAGAAACTTCATTGTGGAAAACTATAGATAATGAATTACACAGAAGAACTGCTTGGTCAAAAAATAATCAAGTAAACGGCGACATTCCTAATAGAGGTGGTTTACCAAATCACCAGTTATGGGGTTGTTCTTATTTTAGTGGAGTAGACTTTAAGGAAGGTTATGATAATCCAAACAAACCTTTAATGAGGTGGTTTGACAGAAAAATCCGAACTGATTTTGGTTTTGATTGGGTTAGGTTTCAATATATGGGTGGCAATTCTCAAACACATGGACAACATGGAACATGTCATTCAGACGCTGGTTTTGAGGATGAATGGAGTCTTTCTTTTTTATATTACTCAAATAGTTTTTGGAACCCAAATTTTGGTGGAAGATTAAGATTTTATAAAGATACTATTCCTATGGGGATTTTAGAAGAAATGAATCACCTTGAAATAGGTTCTGTTGATTTTGTTCCAAATAGATTATTAATGTTTGACGGAAGAATACCACACGGTGCAGAGGCACCTCATGAAAATGCTAAATACTTAGACAGACGATCAATCGTATTACGAGGAGATGAGATTGAAGTATTAGACGAGAAAAGAAGATATGCCCACGATTGAATTTAGAACTTATGACGAAGAGTCTTATGCAAACTTTAGACCAATAGCAGCTAGAGACTATCAGCCAGAATGGTGGAAGAAGATGAAAGTCAGAATTGACCATAGAGGTAGATTAACTCAAACTATTAGGTCTTGTCCAGCAATGCAAGACTGGTTAACAATGGGGTATTATATTGTTGCCACTAGGGACATTCCAGTAAGAAACGGAGTGGAATGGAGTTGGCCAGATGGTAGTCATGAAATGCAAGTCGATGAAAATACATTTGAAGTATCACAATCACATCCTTCAGCACAGCTTGCAGATACTATTCAATACATTACTGGTGATTCACCAGTTAAAGATGCATTTAAACTATCTTCTCATTGGAATATGAAAACTCCGCAGGGTTATTCTGTTTTATTTATAGACCCGTTCTTGTTTCAGAATAAATACTTTGCAGTATGGCAAGGGGTTATTGATACCGATAAATTTAATGTTGGTGCAGATAACGGACAAATCATATTCTACCCTAGGGTAGATCACTCGTTCATAATCCCAAGTGGAACTCCTATACTACAGGTAGTACCTTTTCAAAGAGAGGAATGGGCATCGACATACTTCTATGGGGAGTCCAAGACTTGGTTTAATGAACATGCAATAGCAGAAAACTCGATGCAAAAATGGCAAAGGGATTTAAAGCTAGTGGACGAAGAAACAGGACTTCCGAACGCTCGATTAAATATTGGTGGATACAGACAGGCTAAGATATGGAATCCAAAAAATAAATTCTTTCAGCATATGAAAGAAGGAGAATCACCTCCACCTGAATGTCCTATGCATGAAAAGGACGAAGATCAGTTAGAGATGGATTTCGTTGAGAAGCAAAGAAGCCAAACAGATTTAAACTGGGACGGTTCGGAGTCTAGTGAAAATATAGACAGAGATTAATTATGGCGGTTAGATTATTATTTCCTACCTTTATGTTTGAGTATAACTTGCTCGAAGAAGGTCTAGTGACGGAGACATATCTGCAACAACTAAGAGCAGATATGGATAGCATGAGAGCCAAAGACCCCGTAGGACGGAGAATATCTAACGCATATACGGGTTGGCAATCAAATGATGGAGTTGAGCGAAGACCAATTTGGAATAAAATGTTGAGAATCATGAAAGATAAATTGAACCAAGATGTTGTTCGATTTCATGGTTGTGATTTGAGTGAAGTTCAGGTATCTATTGGAAACGCATGGGCTAATATTAATGACAACCTTGCGTGGAATAAACCACATATGCATAACGGTTGTTGGTATAGTGGTGCATTATATATTCATGCTGAAGGTGACGAAGGAAATTTAGTTGCAATTAATACAGACACAAAAGTTGTTTCAGACTTCCCACATCAACAGAGACAGCGTGAATCACATGAAGTTCGACCAATATCAGGAACCCTTCTTCTATTCCCTAGTGCTATGATGCATATGGTAGAACCTAATCCAACCAATAAAGATAGATATAGCATTGCATTTAATACAGAGACCAAGTATTTGAGTCAAGGAAGGCCAGAACCTTTAGAAATTGATGCAGCTTGGGACAAGTTCGAAATAGGAGAGGATGGCGAACTGACGAAGTGAATTCCATAAATAACCATATGGAAATCACGATATCACCATACATCTTATGGAATCTTATAATGACTATAATCATTCTCCCTCTTGGGTTTTTGATTCGTAATGTATTGTCAGAGCAAAAAAGATTAGACATTCTTGTCAATAAAACTCGTGAAGAGATAGCTAGAGACTACGCAACAAGAGAACAGATTGAGGCTGATTTTGAGAGAGTTTTATCTTCAATTCAAAAGATAGATGAGAAACTAGATAGGTTACAGCATAAAACTTTTTTCCAAGAGTAGAAAAGGTATAAATAGTAGTATACGAAAAGGGATACTACTATTATGGCAAAACCGAACAGTAAAGCAACACTAAAAGAATATGTAAAAAGGAAACTGGGTGCGCCCGTCCTTGATATTAATGTGGACGATGAGCAGTTTGATGATAGACTGGACGAAGCATTGCAATACTTCCAAGAGTATCATTATGATGGTTCAATAAGATGTTATCTAAAACACCAAATTACCGCAGACAATCTCGCCACCATGAAAACAGACGAGTCATTCGTAGAGAATGTAGCTGGAACTCATGACTATGCCAACCAAGTAGTTAAACAACAAAAGAATTATATTGTTCTTCCCGAATTTGTTTTGGGTGTAAATAAGATATTCCCTTTCAACGATAAACACAATCTTAACATGTTTGACCTTAGATATCAAATGAGGTTAAATGATTTATACGACTTAACTGCAACCAATATTTTATATTACGAACAAGTGCAACAACACATTAGTATGATGGATAGTATCCTAGTAGGTCAAATGCCTGTTAGATATAAGCAACATATGAATAGACTATACATTGACGGTGATATGGACAGTTTTGTAGCAGGCGAGTATCTTATTATAGAATGCTTTAGAAAGATTGACCCTACAGACATGACAGATATCTATGATGATATGTGGTTGAAAAGATATTCAACTGCATTAGTCAAATACCAATGGGCAGAAAATCTATCGAAGTTTCAAGGAGTTGCATTGCCAGGCGGAGTGACTATGGATTCATCAGAAATGAAATCACAAGCCCAAGAGGAGATAACAAGATTAGAAGAGGAGTCTAGACTTAACTACGAACTTCCTGTCATGGACTTAATGGGGTAATTAAATGCCTACTAATGTTTACTTTAATCATGCTGTAAAATCAGAACAGCATCTCTATGAGGACTTAACCGTTGAAGCATTACGATTCTATGGTCATGATCTCCTATATCTCCCTCGCACGATAGTAGAAGAAGATACTATATTCACCGAAGATGTGCAAGCTACATTTGGAGACTCGTATAGTGTTGAAATGTATTTGGAGAATACGGAGGGGTTCGAAGGAGAAGGAGACCTAGTCTCGAAATTCGGTGTTCAAATTCAAGAAGAAGCAACATTCATAATATCATTAAGAACTTGGGAAAGATTTATTTCCCTAGACTCAAATCTTGCAGTTGCATTAAGACCTAATGAGGGAGACCTTATATACTTCCCATTAACAGGTTCAATGTTTGAGATAAGATTCGTAGAAGACCAAGACCCATTCTTCCAGTTAGGAAAAATGTTTGTATTCAAGTTGAGATGTTCATTGTTCGAATACAGTGGAGAAGATTTCGATACTGGAACTTCTGCAGACTTGGTAGAAGCAGACCAAGCTTACACAATCGAAATGACTATGAATACTGGTGCTGGAAACTTTACGAATGGAGAGGACTTGACTACGGTTATTGATTCAGTCACATATACAGTTGGTGAGGTAGTCCTATGGCAACCGCAATCAAATGTACTTACAATTAAGGATAACACTAAGACACTACAAGTAGGAGATACACTCACGGGTGCGACTTCTAATACTGCAAGAGTTATTGGAGCGATAGTAGATACTCAAACATTCCACAATTTATCTTCTGCACAGAATAAAGAATTTGAAGATAAGGATAGTTCATATCTAGACTTTAGTGAAGTGAATCCATTTGGTGAACCATAATGTTCGGAACATATTTTTACAACGAGACTATTAAAAGAGCCATATCAATTTTTGGAACTCTATTTAATAATATCTACATTAAGAAAACAAAATCAGACGGAACTGTATTAACACAGCAAATTGTCCCGATATCCTATGGCCCTAAACAAAAGTTTCTATTAAGACTACAAGACGATGCAAAAGCAAGAGACGGAAGTGTAACTTCTATCTCATTACCTCGGATTGCATTTGAACTTACAGGATTAGATTACGACCCAACAAGACAACAAAACAAATTAATAAGAGCTGAAAAAAGAGTATTAGAAAGTGGAAAGAGAGGTTTCCAATATCAACCAGCACCTTATAATTTAACTTTTTCACTTTCTGTTCTTGCAAAGAATGTTATTGATGCAATTCAGGTAGTAGAACAAATACTTCCATACTTCCAACCCGAGTATACCGTTGCAATGAAAATGGTAGACAGCATGGAAGAAGTAAGAGATGTTCCAGTCATATTAAATTCCATAGCAATGGAAGATATGTATGAGGGTGCATTCGAAGAAAGAAGGGTTATAGAATATACCCTAGAGTTTACTATGAAGCTATACTTCTTCGGCCCAGTTTATACTGGAGAAGTCATTAAAAATGTTATTGAAAGAACATATATTAATGACCAAGTTCAAGCTGGATTTACTACAAGTGAAATACAAAGTTCAGGATTGGTTAAAGAAGTTAAACATTATGAACCAGCTTTTGGTGAGACTGCAAATGCAGTATCCAATTCCACAACAGTGACCTTCGCTACGGCAATAAATAGTAAGATAAGTGTAGGAGATGAAGTGTTTGGAACAGGACTAGCAACTAACCCAACCGTTTCTTCTAGAGCTGCAAATGGACTTAATATGGTATTGAGTAGTGCAATTACTATTGATGCAGATACTACATTGAAGTTTGTTGGTTCAGTTGATCCAACTGATACATTTGTGGTTGCTGAGACGGTAACTTTTTATGATGAAGGCACGACCTCTACATATAGTGAGGATACGGCTGGTGATAGTTAATTATGGCAAAAGAAATAGACGAAAAATTAGATAATCTTCTAGATATCAGTTCTGATATCAGACAAGAAACCAAGTTAGTCAAAGTTCCGACTAGAGAGAAGAACATTGAAACAGACTACAAGTATGCCCGAGAGAACCTCTATGACCTCGTAGAACGCGGTCAGGACGCCATAGACGGCATATTAGAACTATCCAAAGAGACAGAACACCCTCGTGCCTATGAGGTCGCTGGTCAGCTTATAAAGACGGTATCTGAGACTGCTGAGAAGCTAATAGATATACAGAAGAAGTTGAAAGATTTAGAAAAGGAAGATAGTTCAGTAAGAACACAACACAACCATTTATATGTCGGTTCGACAAGTGAGTTGCAGAAGTTCTTAAAGAAAGAGTCTAAAAAAGATGTTCAGGATACCTAAAGACTACCAAACTAAGATACCACCAGTAACAGAAGACCACCCATTGTGGGTAATGTCTCTTGGATTTATGACAAGAAAGTATACAAACTACTGGAACAAGAACGCGAGAATTTCAAGACTTGAAAGAGAGTTCGATTTTAAAGATAAAGTTGTATGTATTTTAGGAAATGGTGTCGGATTATTAGGACACATTGCAGACATATATGGTGCAAAAAAGATTATAGGGGTGGAAAAGGAATTCTGGCCAGTAGTATATACTAGAGGTTTATATCCTAATTGGGATATAAGGTGGGGAGATTATCACCAAGGAGAGTTACCCAAAGCTGATTTATATTTGTATTCCAATAACTTACTGATAAAGGGTAACGATTTTATGGACGAATTTTATCAAAAGCACCAAAGAGCATTTAAAGAAATGGAACGAATAAATGGTTAAGCCAACTAACGAAGGATACCTCGGGAACACCCTCATTAAACGAGCTGGTGTCGAAGAGCAGTATACCAAAGAACAGTTGGAAGAATATATGAAGTGTTCTCAAGACCCTAAACATTTCATTGAATCTTATACACAGATTATATCCCTAGACGAAGGTATGGTTCCTTTTGCACTTCGTGGATATCAAGAAGACCTAATAGACCATTATAACGAGAATCGATTTAGTGTAGTATTGGCTGCAAGACAGTCAGGCAAATCAATAACATCTTGTGCATTCCTATTGTGGTATCTCTTATTTCACCCCGAAGTAACTGTTGCTGTTCTTGCAAACAAAGGTGCAATCGCTAGAGAGATGATTGCCAGAGTCGTAACCATGTTAGAGTCTGTTCCATTTTTCTTGCAGCCGGGCGTTAAGATTCTCAACAAAGGTTCAATAGAATTTTCAAATGATTCTAAAGTAGTTGCAGCTGCAACGAGTTCAAGTTCAATTCGTGGTATGTCAATTAACATGTTGTATCTAGATGAGTTTGCTTTCGTAGAAGATGCAGATACATTCTATACTGCAACATATCCCGTTATCACATCAGGTAAAGATTCAAAGGTTATTATTACATCTACTGCAAATGGTGTGGGTAATATGTTTCATAAGATATACGAGAGTGCCGTTCATGAACAGTCAGAATATAGACATTTTATTATAAACTGGCATGATGTGCCAGACCGAGATGAAGAATGGAAAGCAATGACCATTGCTAACACTTCGGAAGCACAGTTCGAACAAGAGTATGGAAATTCATTTTTAGGAACAGGAAACACACTTATCAATGCAGATACCTTGTTAGGTATGAAAGCATGGGAACCTGAATGGCACAGAGATGGGGTTAACATATATAAAAGACCAAAGGAAGGACATGAATACATTTGCACAGTAGATGTTGCAAAAGGAAGAGGTATGGATCACTCCACCTTTACCGTAATTGATGTGTCTACAAAACCCTTTGAACAGGTTGCAACATATAGGGACAGTATGATAAGTCCCATGCTGTTTCCTGATATTATAAATAAGTATGTAAAGACATATAATGATGCGTTAGTTATTATAGAAAATAACGCAGAGGGTGGAATGGTTGCAAATCAGTTGCACTATGATATAGAATATCCCAATGTTTTTGTCCAAGGACAGTTAAAAGCAGAAGACATTGGTGTAACGGTTAACAAAAAAATAAAAAGAATCGGTTGTTCCACACTCAAAGAATTATTAGAAGAAAAAAGATTAACAGTTGTAGACCGTGCTACTATAACAGAACTTATGACCTTTATCACGAAAGGAAATTCCTTTGAAGCTGATAGAGGATACCACGATGACATGGTTATGAATCTCGTATTATTCAGTTGGTTTATTACTACTGAATACTTTTATCACTTAACTGATACACAAGTCAAAGACTTATTGTATGCAGAACAACAGAAGATGATAGCGGACGATGTCTTACCAGCGGGTGTTTTCGGAGAAGAAAGACCCGAAGAGGTTACCTTTGTTGATGATGAAGGAGACCGTTGGTTTAACAAAGATATGGAAAACGAGATAAAATGGTAGTTTATTAGAGTTAGTAAAGTTATAAATAAAACAGTAAACAACTTTTTACATTAACAGGAGAAAAGTATGGCATTTCAAGTATCACCAGGCGTTCAGGTCAAAGAAGTAGACTTGACAAATGTTGTGCCTGCAGTATCTTCCACAACTGGAGGATTCGCGGGTTCATTTAGATGGGGCCCTGTTGATGAAGTAGTATCAGTTTCAGATAGCGTAGGTTTAGTAGATACCTTTTTTACACCCGATAACACAGATGCGGGTGCAGAGGATTTCTATTCTGCAGAGGCTTTCTTACGATATGGTTCATCATTAAGAGTTGTTCGTGTTGCCAGTGCAACAGCTTACAATGCAAATGCAGGCGGAGACGCCGATGCAAGCATTAAAAACCTTTCAGGGTATCAATCATCTCATGAAGATGGTGGTGCAGCTGGAACGGTTGGAGCATGGACTGCCAAATATCCCGGCGTAATCGGTAATTCACTAAAGGTTAGTGTTTGTGCATCGAGTGATGCATATTACAATGACAATGTGACTACCTTGGACGCAGCAGAAGCTGTAGGACAAACCGTTATCAGTGTAACTGCTGAAACAGGTTTCCAAGTTAGAGATATCGTTAGGTTTGGGACTGACACTCAAGAATATAGAGTGACAGCAAAAGCAACAGGAACAATAACCGTAGAAGCCCTTAACCAACCAGCTGGAACTGGGTTAGTTACCGCAGTAGCTAACGCAACACAAGTTCACAGATATTGGGAGTTTTATAACAAATTTGATAAAGCACCCGGCACATCTGCATCTGCAACAGCAGTATCAGGTAGTGCAGACGAGGTTCATGTAGTCGTAGTAGACGAAGATGGAGTAATTTCAGGAAAACAAAACGAGATTTTAGAATCTTACGGATTTGTTTCATGTGCATCTGATTCAAAGAATTCAGAAGGTGCATCCAACTACTACAAAACTATCGTGAATAACCAATCCAAATGGGTTTGGTGGACTGGTCACTCAACATCAACTCACGCTGCAACAAACAGTGTGACAACTCACGCAGCTTCAGGAAGCACTGCATTCGGCAGACCTTCAGCACCAATATCCTCATCATTGGCAGATGGAGCGGACGGAAGTCTACCTACACCAGCAGTAAAATATGCTGGATATGTAGATAACTTCGGAGATTCCGAGACAGTAGATGTTAGTTTCTTAGTAGCAGGTTCAACTAGAACCTCTAACGGAGACATAGTAGCAGACCACAACACTATCGTCAATCAATTAATTCAGATTGCAGAAAACCGAAAAGACTGTATGGTGATTGCATCACCTCGAAAAGCATCAGTCGTTGGAGTCACTTCTGAATCAACTCAAAGTTCAAATGTTACAACTGATTTTTCAAGTGTAACTTCAAGTTCTTATGCAGTTCTAGATTCAGGCTGGGTATACCAGTATGACAGATACAACGATAGATATGTTTGGGTGCCCGGCAACGGACATACAGCAGGTATCATGGCAAGAGCAGACCTATTACGAGACCCTTGGTATTCACCAGCGGGATTCTCTAGAGGTCAGTATCTAGGAATAACAAAACTTGCATTTAACCCATCACAAGGGTCGAGAGACGACTTGTATAGTGCAAGAATCAATCCTATATGCACATTCCCCGGCCAAGGTACAGTTCTATTCGGAGATAAGACTGCATTAACGACACCTTCAGCATTCGACAGAATTAATGTTAGAAGGCTGTTCATCGTTTTAGAAAAGGCAATCGCGGTTGCAGCTAAATCACAACTCTTTGAATTCAACGATGCATTCACAAGAGCACAATTTAGAGCTGCTGTTGAACCTTTCTTAAGAGATGTTAAGAACAGAAGAGGGCTAGTAGATTTCACAGTATTATGTGACGAAACAAACAACACGGATAGTGTTATTGATAGAAACGAATTCGTTTGTTCTATCTTTGTTAAACCTGCTAGAAGTATTAACTTTATCACTCTTAACTTCGTGGCTGCAAGGTCAGGGGTTGAGTTTGAGGAAATCTACGGAGCAGTTTAAGGAGTAAAGAATGGCAACAATAGATGAATTTAAAGCACAATTAATTGGTGGTGGCCCAAGACCTAACCGATTTAAAGTCTTCATTCCTAGATCAGGTCAAAGGATTGAGTTCCTTTGCAAGGCTGCAAGTATACCAGCTGCTACCCTAGGTGAAATTGCATTAAACTTTAGAGGCTCAATCCTCAAGTTAGCAGGAGACAGAACATTTGAAGATTGGACAGTAACCGTCATCAATGATTCTGAATTCAGTGCTAGAGGTGGTCTCGAAGCTTGGCAACAAGACATTCAAGAACTTGATTCAGGTGTAGGTATGGCAAGTAATGACTACCTACTCTCAAGAGCGTTCGTTGAACAATTAGGTAAAGACGACGCTGTTCTCGCGAGATATGAGTTCTTCAACATGTTCCCTAAAAACATTGCTGCTATCGAATTAAATTACGAAACAGTAGATGCATTAGAGGAGTTCACAGTTGATTTCACATATTCTCATTGGGAAAGAGTCAAGTAATTACAGTGAAATAACCTCGGTTAGCGAGGTATAAATAATAGTATGGAATTATTTGGGTTTGAAATAACTCGGAAGAAAGACGAGTTAAGAGTCAAGGAAACACAAACGGCAAAATCGTTTGTGCCTCCTATTGACGATGATGGCACACCTGTCATCCAACAACAGGCTGGGTATATATCTGGCGGAGCATACGGTGCTTA